GTTGGATATCCTATTGATGAAGAGATTCCTCTGGGTGTTGCCGATGCCGTGATTGAAAACTCTGGATCAAACTACGGTCCAGATGATACTCTAGATGGATTTGATCTAACTATTGACAATGGCAGAATTCTCTCTGCAACCTTGAACTCTGTCATTCCTACAGATGGTGATGTTACATTGAGAGTAAATACATCGACTGGTAGTGGTGCTATAATTAGACCTATTATCAATTCTCTGCCTGTGGTAGAGAAGAAACTCCAGAGTGTCATTGACTGTATCGAATAATGTCAGAAAAACAAAAGGACTATAGTAAGAGAGACGTTGATTCTAGAAGTAAATCTTTTAGGATTGATGTAAATAATCCTCAGGAAGGACAGTCTGGTCCAGAAGCATACAAGATCATCGGTGAGACTGATGATGGTGTGAAGGTATCTCAGAGTCTGTCTCAAACTGGTTTATTCAGGATTACATCTGAAGGAACCATGGAGATTGTCGGTGGTTCTAAGAATAAACCAAAAGGATTAGATATCAGAATCTTATGCACAAAGGGTGATATTGCCATTCAAGCAGACAGTGGATTCTTAAGATTGTACGGTAATAATATAATCTTGGATACACCCGGCACCTTGACCCTAGGTGGTTCTAAGATCAAGATTGGTAATAGTATGACCAGTGGTGTGACAATTCAAGGATCGGAAGTCCAGGTTGAGACACAGGAGACTAACATTAAACTCAAGTCTGGATTTGGTATTGCCGATTTCTTTAAGTCTCTTTTGGGTCTTGACATCTGATTGGGACCTCTGCTATAATACTCAGGTAATCGGATCAAGGTATGCATCAATTCATTGATGAAGAAGAATACGTGGAAAGCGTCTTAATAGACGTGCAAAAACGTTCTGTCATCATGTTCAGTAATCATGGTGATCAGCATAAAGTCACATGTGATACTGTAGATGAGTTTATGGGAGTTCTCAAGTTTGTTCGAGACACTCTTGAGGATGATGCCGCAAAAATTTATTATGTAGATCCAAAATCAAATGAGACCTGAAACTAGAAAGGCAATGGAGATGCTATTCTCTGCCAAGTGGAATGTTCCTAAAGCAGCAGAGCATTGTGGATTGAGCATCAAAGAAATGAAAATTACGTTCAATGAATACTGTCACCTCCACCCATCCACCTATCAAGATAACGAGTGAGGAACTAGAAGAACACTTTGAGTTTATCGTTGATCTTTGCCATCGTGAAAACATCACTTTCATGTTTGAACACAACAACAAAACAATGTGTCTTGTTCCTTATGAGGAATACTACGGGGCTTAGCTCAGCTTGGTAGAGCGCTGTCTTTGGGAGGCAGATGTCACAGGTTCGAATCCTGTAGCCCCGATAAGCCCGTGTAGTCCAACGGCAGAGACAGAGGACTTAAAATCCTTCCAGTATCGGTTCGAATCCGATCACGGGTATTGTTCAATAGAATACAAAATACCCTTACGAGGACATAAAGCGTCTATATAAATTATAGTTTAGTTATAATAGTATGAGAAGAGCTTTAGTGCTCTTTGCTATGTTAGGTTTGGCGGCACCAGCACATGCCGATATTTCTCACTCATTAAGTTCTAGTGTTCAGTTGACAGTCAACTCTGCTGCTACACAAGCAACAAGAATTGGTTCTACTTATAGCACATCAGGATCTGGTGTAGCAACCACGGATGGTACAACTGCAAATACCATTTCTGCTGGAACAATCACCAGTGGTGTTATGAGTCCTGGTAACATTGCTGCTACTCAGGTTACCTCTGGCAATGCTTACTCCTATTCTGCTTCTTATACACAAGCAGACGCAGTTCCAACTTCTGCTCCCACTGTAGGTGCTGTTGGTAACTTCGGTTCGATGACTAGCAATGCTGCTGGCACTGCTGGTAGTCTGGCAGGTACTATCACCTCCACAGGTGCTATGACCTTGACTGCTGGTGGAGCAGGTACACAGGCAACCGGACAATTCGTAACGGAGCTGACTATCAGATGATGGATAATGAGACATCTTGCACTTGCGTTGTTTGTGGTTGCGAATGTCCTTGTGAATGCACGGACTGCACAGGCTGTGCCTGTGGTGCCAAATTTCACACAGGGTTCGATGACGACTCACACAGAGACGACACAAACAATTAATGAAACGATAAACTCTGTCAACTATAATACTGGGTATACATATAGTGTATCTGGAACTAACGTTCAACCTAATACGAACTTAGCACCTTCCAGTACATCTTCTACATCAAACTCCACTAATGGTGTGACTTCGACATGGCAAGGTTTAGATTTGGATTCAAGACCCACTTGGTCTCAAACAAACGTGGGTGCTCCCTTTCAGTTCACCGAGCACTACGTGGGACCAGGAATGTCCAATCAGACGATCATCCAAAGAACGACAACAATAACCAGTATTACCGACTCTACAAGTATCTTCCAGCAGTAATCCTTGTTGCCGCACAACTATTCCCACAAAGAGCTTTATCAGAGACTATTGGTGGCGTCAGTGCCACTGCTTCTCCTGTTGCTAATAGCTCAGGCTCAGTCACCAACCAAGCAATCCAGGTCCTCCAAGGACCATATATCACCAACACATACGGTGATGGAATCTCCTGCCAAGGACCAACTCTAAACATCACACCGTATGTAACAAGAACCAAGGGATGGCAGTTACCATACGAACCACATTACAATGATCCAGTCTATGATATGTCAGACTTGGACAGTGATGGTGCCTTGGATAATCCTGGTGATGTCCTTTACTATGTTCCTACCAGAACTGGACAGAAAGACTCACATAATACTTCCATAGGTTTGTCTGCCACTGTATCCTTCCCATTGGATGGTAAAGCACAGGCATTATGTAAAGAAGCAGCAGAGAATCATAATGCTTTCCGTGAGCAGGTACTTGCTAATAAGAGATTAGATTTTGAAATTGCCAGACTAAAGAATTGTGGCGAACTTATGCAGAAGGGTATTATGTTCCACCCTAGAAGTCCGTTCTATAAGATCTGTGCTGATGTAGTTCTTGTTAACCCCCCAGGAGTTATTCCTCCACACAGGCATAAAATCCCTACTTCATCGCCCTCCTCAACTCAAGGATCGCCCGATTCAACTCCCTCTGAGCAAGCCTCCTCTCGCGCACTCCCTGGGGCTTCTGTTTCTTACCAAGCATCTTCTTTACCTTCGTTATCAGTTTCTTCACAATGGGCTTCACCACCTTCAGAAGAATATCAGCAATAGGTTTAGCAAAAATGGCAGAACTTGTGGCAACTACAGCAACAGTAGCCGTGGTAGTAACCATTTCTAATGGTGGGAAATATTTGTCTACGAATGTTGGTTCAATACAACGTGGATCACTTGCCATTAATTCGGCATAATATGGACACACTTCTTCCTTTTCTTCTTGCTTCGGTACAGCAGGAACCTCTGCCGGTGGTGTATCAGGCACTTCTGATGGTGGTGGCTCCTGCTCTTGTGATTGTTCCTCCTCTGCTCCTTTTGTTGCTGGTGCTTGTTCTTGACTCACTTGAGTGATAATCATCTCCTCAGGTGTATAGTCCATTGCATTATATGATGGTGTCTGAGCATCACAGTATGTTCTAGCACCTTTAGGATCATCCTTTGCCAGTTGTGGACTTCCATCTGGGTGTGCTTCTACACATCCTGGCATATTAACAATAGGCGTGCCAATATCTACCGTAACTGGAGGGGAATACGGTATGATTGGTGGTGGCATGTTGTTAGTAAAAGAGGAGATGTTAGGAACACTCCTAACACCAATCTCTCTTACATTAATTGGTTCAATCTTTAATATGCCCATTTTCAATTAACCACTCACGAGTCATGGGAGTTGGTGGGTAAGTCTCCCACATGGGAGTGTCTGACGCACAGGCAGCAAGTGCTTCTTGTGTCATACCTGCCGTGTGTCCAGCCCAGAATGCTTCTGCCTCCCAAGGCACAGCATGCTCAGGATATGTACCCTCTACAATCTCTCTCCAGTATCCAGGAACTTCTTCCTCTGGTTTGATGATTGCCATCAATGTATTATCAATACTACCTGCCATGCAATCTTGTGCAGCATGCCAACCTTCGTGACGCATTGTAGACATCACTCTGTTTGGTTTCACCATCCATTTTTCATTGAGAAAAAAGTTATTCCCCACAGTGTGATAAACACCACGATGCATAGGAGGGAAATATTTTTCATGTGCTAGAAAAACTTTAACTCCGACTGCATCAAGGGAGCTGAGCATCGAATTAAACTCATCAGCAATAACATCATAATTAGTATCGGGATTCGCAGCTCTAAGATCTTCGATACTATAGACTCTTTTGACATCTTTAGTACACTCTAGAAGAATCATACATCCCATAGCATCCATGGTATAGTAACCCTTTGTTGGTTCTGCCATCACAGGTGCGGCAGCCAACATCAGCATAGCAAATAATTTTTTCATAGCATAATCAGAAAGGAACTGCACCACCTGTTACTTCAGGTACTGCTGGAATCTCAGGCATTGAAGCATCTAAGAGTCCTGGTAGAGCATTTGTTACACCTTCTACAGCAGCATCAGTGACTTGCTTCTTGACTCCATCAATGATAGAATCTTTTTGTAGATAGACGTAAACTCCTCCACCGATTATACCAGCAGTGCCGACAAAAGACAACACTGCCAGTGTATTAATCAACTTTTGCATCTTTCTTTTCCTCTTTAGGTTTTTCTTCCTCTTTCTTTTTGGCAGTTTGAACACCAAAAGTTGCTAGAGTGCCAGTGAAAACAGAGGCAATGAACGTAGGATCGATTTGTTTTTGAGGAACCCCAGGGATTGAAACATAGTTCAAAGTCAGGATTGCTCCTGACCAAGCAAGGATAATAACTCTCACAAGGGTAGCAACCCCTTCATCAGCCCATTCAAATTTGTTTTCTTTCTTTTTGGGATTCTCTTTACTAAGAGCAGAGTTTGCCATATGAAAAGAGTAACCAGCCCTATTTATTGACTAAATAAGTCAAGAAACGATATCGTTGAAGCAAGAAGATGCCTCTTAGTAAGTTAGATAATTTTATCAAGAATACAGAGGGTCGTATTTTATACGTCAATCCCAACGATCTTGATGCGACCGATGCTGTAGATAACCAAGGTAACTCCCTTACCAAACCATTCAAGACGATTCAGAGAGCTCTGATTGAGTCTGCAAGATTCTCTTATGTAAGAGGCAAGGATAACGATCTTTTCAATAAGACAACTATCCTGTTGTATCCTGGTGATCATATTATTGATAACCGTCCAGGATTTGCAATTAGAAATGACAACGGAACTGCTAGATCTGTAAGTCCAAGTGGCACAGAAGCAACTGCAACTAGCACTTTCAACCTGACTCTTACTTCTAACTTTGACTTATCACAAGAAGATAATATTCTCTACAAATTCAATAGTGTTAACGGTGGTGTAATCGTTCCCCGTGGTACATCTATTGTTGGACTTGATCTTAGAAAGACAAAGATTCGTCCTAAGTATGTTCCCAACCCAACTGACGATGACATTGCTCAGTCTGCAATCTTTAGAATCACTGGTGGTTGCTACTTCTGGCAGTTTACCTTCTTAGATGGTAAAGACAATGAGTTGGTTTACACTGACGATACCAACTTTGATACCACAAACAGATCTATCCCTACATTCTCCCACCACAAGCTGACTTGCTTTGAGGTTGCTGATGGTATCAATGATGTCCCTGGTTACAGTGGACTGACTGACCTCAACATGTATTATTACAAGTTGACTCATGCATTCCAGGCAACATCTGGTAGAGCAATCTCGTTCCAATGGCCAGATCAAGAGGGTGACTTTGAAGCAGTAAGATCTGAGTTTGAGATCGTTGGTGCTTTGGGTGTTGACTCTGCCAAAGTAACTGGAATGTTTGCTGGTGATGGTGCTACACCAACCACACAGGTTACAGTTACGACTGCACAACCACACGGATTTACTGTTGGTACTCCAATTAAAATTCGTGGTGTCAATGTATCTAACTACAATGTTTCTGCAACTGTATCGTCTGTAATCAACGATAGTAGATTTACATATCAATTGCAAACAGTTCCAGTCAACTTGATTGCAACACCTGACTCATCTAATGCCACAATTACGATTGAGTCTGATACTGTTAGTGGTGCATCTCCATATATCTTTAACGTATCTCTACGTTCTGTATATGGCATGCAGGGTCTGCATGGTGATGGATCTAAGTGTACTGGTTTCAGATCTATCGTTCTGGCACAGTTCACTGCTATCTCACTGCAGAAAGATGATAGAGCATTCGTAAAATATAATGATCAGTCCAGACAGTATGATAGTATCATCTACAGTAAAGTAACTGGTGGTGACTTATCATCTGGATCTAGTTCTCAGAGCAGTGCAACTGTTTATCACCTAGATTCTGGTGCTGTTTATAGGAGTGGGTGGGAGACTACACACGTCAAGTTGAGCAACGATGCTGTATTCCAGATCGTTTCGGTGTTTGCTATTGGTTTCAACAAGCACTTCGAAGCTATTGCTGGATCTGACGCATCTATTACTAACTCCAACTCCAACTTCGGTCAGATCTCTCTGGTTGCTGATGGATTCAAAGCAGCAGCATTCAACCGTGATGATCAAGGATTTATCACCAACATCATCACACCAAAAGAACTTAGTGCAAGAGAGAAGCAAGTTAACTGGTTAACACTTGACGTTGGACTGACAACATCTGTTGGTATTGCAAGTCATCTGTATCTGAATGGATTTGGTGATATTGACGTTGCACCTGCAGCACTGACACAAGGTTTTAGAATTGGTGGAAGACACGGTGATACTTTGTATCTGCCTGGTAGCACTGGTATTGGCACACATACTGCCACTATCATGATGCTTGATAATGTTCTGGGTACAGGATCTACAATTGGTCTTGGCACACACTCTGGCATCAAACAAGTCAACGTTACTTCAGGTCCAACAAACAATACTTTCACCGTTGCCAGTGATGTTGGATTAGTAACTGGTGAGACTGTTCAACTTATTAGTAATACTGGTGATCTCCCAGAGGGAGTTGATCCACATAGAACTTACTATGCAATCAGGATTAGTGGCACAGAACTTCAGATTGCCTCTACATTCTCTGATGCTATTAGTGGTAATGAAATCAATGTCAATGGTGGTGTCTCTCTCGTACTCCGTAGTATTGTCAGTCTGAAGAATCCAGGTGATATTGGACACCCAATCCAGTTTGATACAGTCCATAATAACTGGTTCATTCACGTTGATAGTCCTAATGCTATCTTCACTGGACTTAGCACATTTACCACTGCAGAGACTCCAAGAACATACGTAGAAAGAAAAGATGACACTAGAGGTCTTGACTCTAAGATCTATCGTGCGACATACATCATTCCAAAAGAGTCTACAGATGCTAGAAACCCAAGACAGGGTTATGTAATTCAACCATCTAGTCAGACTGGATATGCATTCTCTTCCTTTGCTAATGCATCTACTATTCAGAGAGCTGATGTCCTGTTTGATAGAAACAACAGTTTCATCTCCACATGTACTTCATCTGGATCTACACTCACAATTACCACAGAAGAACCACACCAGTTAGATGTTGGTGATAGAGTTAATGTTCTGAACGTTCAGAGTGCTAACAATGCCGTTGGTGTTGCTGATAGTGGATTCAACGGTAGATTTGCAGTTACTGCTGTTACCAGTGACATGACATTCAGCACTGGTATTGTTGATACTAAGGGTGTAACACATAATCCAGGTGGATTTACAGACACCACTGGCACTCGCAATCTTTCTCTTCCAAGGATTCAAAGGAATGATGTAAGATCTAACTTCTATGTTTATAGAATCACCACAGTTCAAGATTACGAAAGAGACATTTCTGATGGTGTATTCATCATTGAGATGCTTGATGCTGATTATGCACCAGAGATTGAATTTACAAGTCAGAAGTACAAACCAAACGTTGAGGATTATTTCCCACAGTTTGACAGAGACAACGCAGATGCTAATCCACCTTCTGCCGCATCCTATGCTAAGAGAGCACCAGTTGGTGAAGTTGTAACCAACGATCAGAAGAACAGCATCACTAGAAACACATTTGATTCATTCTTCAAGAAGTTCAAACTTGGTATCGGTGTTACTGTTGTAGATACTACCACTGGTGTTTCTACTATCACATTTGAAAGAAGGCATGGATTCAACCAGGCACTGGGTATTTCCACTATCACTGACAACAGCACATCTTATGCTGATGGAACTTATTACAATGTAAGACTGCTGAACAGTGGAACCACTGACTGGCAGGGTGCAACTGCTGAGGTATTAGTTGATGGTGGTGATATTGCCAGAGTTCAGATGATGAACACTGGTGCAGGATATACTGCAGGAACTGGTGCTACTAACCTAAGACTTGATCTTGAGAGCATTGGTGGTGAAGTTGGACTTGGAATGACAACTATTGCCAACAACGTTGGTGATGTTGTTCAAATCACTGGTATTGGCACAACTGTCAGCAAACATTATAGAATTACTCAGGTTCTTGATGATAAGAGAGTTGCACTTGCAAGGACAGCATCTGATCCTGAAATTACAATCAACTCTTTCGGATTCAATGTTGGTGCATCTGTAACTGTAACTTCTGCAGTATATGATGCTGCTGCTGGTATTACTACGTTTACCTGTAATATTCCACACAACTTGATTGCTGGTAATAAGTTTGAAGTTGTCACTGAGAGTGAAGGTAGACTTGGTGAGTTCACCGTTCGTGATAGAATCGGCATCAATACATTTACTGCCTCTACAATAAGTCAACTCACTGATGCATTCTATGTCTACAGACATGGAATGGAAGCTAACCAGCAATCAACCAATATAACTGAAGAGTTTGGTGGTAGAGCACTGACAATCTATGCTGGTATTCATGACTTGATTGGTGTTGCATTGACTGCAACTTCAACTGCCATCCAACTTCCCAATGTAAACCTATCAACAACTAAGAAGTTTGCTCTGGGTGATTACATTCAGATCAACCGTGAAATCATGAGAGTTGTAAGTTCTACTCTTGGTGGAACAAACAATGATGAGATTACTGTTACCCGTGCTATGTTTGGCACTAGAGCAGTAGAACATCCTATTGGTTCTAGAGTTCTGAAGATCAAGGTTCTGCCTGTTGAAATGAGAAGAAACTCTATTCTCAGAGCATCTGGACATACCTTTGAATATCTTGGTTATGGTCCTGGTAACTACTCAACTGGTTTGCCACAGGTACAAAGCAGAACACTTAGTGATCTGGAAGAATATCTGGCACAGGCACAAGATAGAAACGGTGGTATCGTTGTTTACACAGGTCTTAACAACGATGGTGACTTCTTCATTGGCAACAAGAAGATTAACAGCTTCACTGGTCAAGAAGAAACATTCAATGTTCCTGTTACAACTGTAACTGGTTCCGATCCTTCTATCAACAGCACCAGATTTGACGAACTGACCATCACCAACAACATTACAGTTGAGGGTGGTGAGAACAACAACATCGTCAGCACATTTGATGGTCCAGTCAACTTTACCAATAATGTAACATTTGACAAAGATGTTCAGATCAACGGAACACTGAGACTCGCAGGTGCTTTGGAGATTGATCCAAATGCTACTCAGAACATGAGACCAACATTTGGTAACATCCGAATTGCACAGACAACTCTGAATACCATTGATACTACTATCGATGATCTGGTTGTTGGTGCTGCAATGGGTTCAACAGTTAGCATCAGCACCACTACAACAATTGAGGGTGACTTGTTGGTAACTGGAAACATTACTGCATTCTTCCCATCTGATGCCGCACTCAAGGATGATGTCCAGGCAATCGAAGATTCTCTGGTCAAGATTTCTGGAATGTCTGGCAATAGTTTCACATGGAATGAGAATGCTGGTAAGAGTCTAGAAGGACAGAAAGATTATGGTGTGATTGCTCAGGAAGTAGAACAATACTTCCCTGAATTGGTAGTCACTGATAAGAATGGTGTTAAGAAAGTTCGTTATGAAGGTTTGATTCCAGTTCTGATCCAAGCTATCAAAGAACTGCATGATCGTTATCCCAATAAATAAAGAAAAGTCCCTGTAAATAATGGCTAGTAATTTCAAGACCGTCATCAATTTTAGAGATGGCATTCAGGTCGATACAGATGACATAGTATCAACAGGTGGTAAAGTAGGCATTGGATCTACTATACCTAGAGATACTTTAGATGTAAGAGGAAATACCATTATTGACGGTGGTGTTGAAGCATCCTCGTTGGATGTTAGTGGTGTATCAACCGTTGCGGCATTAGATAATACAAACCTCAACGTATCTGGTGTAGGTACGGTTGGTGGTCTGAAAGTAGAATCAGGAATTGTTACTGCTTCTTCTGGAGTTGTAACTTATTATGGTGATGGTTCTAACCTCATCAATCTGCCTGCTGCACAATGGACACCACAAGGTGGAAACGCAGTTTATATTGAAAAGTTTGTTGGTATCCAGACTCAAACTCCAACTTCAGATTTGGAGATTGGTCAACTTATTAAAATGGATGCTAGCAGTGGAATCATTACTGCTGCTACATTTACTGGTAGTTTGAATGGTGTTGCTAACTCAGCAAACCTTGCTGCTCTAGCACAGGGACTTACTGGCATTCCAGATATCAATGTTGGTATTCTGACTGCTACTCTTGGAAATGTAACAGGTATTCTCACTGCCACAAGACTCAGAGTTGGTAGTAGTTTTGGTGAAATCATTGGCAATAATGCTGGTATTCTTACTGCAGTTCAGTTTGTTGGACCACTTGATGGCACTGCATCTCAGGCAAGAGTTGCTGCTGGAACTACTGATGATCCTAACCTAGTTGTTACTAGTATTGCATCCTCTCAAGGATCTCCTAGACCGTTCTATCTGTTTAGTTCTGGTATCTCTACATTTGAGGGAGATCTAACTGTAAACCAAGCAATTGGTATTGGAACTAATGCACCACTTGGTGGATTATCTCTTGATATTCGTGGTAACTCACAAATTCAAGGTAATGCACGATCAGATACATTATCAGTTGGTGCATTCCAAGTTGCTGCTAATGTTCTTGAGGGTGGTAGACTCAACTTCAATAACACAGGTATTAGCACAATTCAATCTCTGAGAGTTCCTAATACTGCATATGTACATTCTCAACTAAGATGTGGATCGACAGTAGATCCAACTCAGGCACTGGATGTTACTGGTAATGCTCTTGTTTCTAATAACTTGGGTATTGGAACTACAAATGCTGCTGCAAGATTAGATATTGGTGCTGGATCTGCACTGATTCGTAATAACTTCTACATCGGAACTAACTTTGCCGATCAGCAAGATGAGACTAAAAACCATATTCTGAACGAAACTTTATTCCCACCACCTATTAATGGTGCAGGATCTGATGGTGCCAATATTGGTATTGGAACCACAACTGCTAGAGCAGCACTTGATATGGGATATGCTGGAAGACCGATGATCTTCCCAATTCTCACTACTGTTGAAAGAGACGCAATTAGTCCAACATATGAAGGTCAGATTCTCTACAACAGTGATACAGAGACTCTACAATTTAGAAATAATGCTGGTTGGGCTGAACCTGGTGGTGGCACAGGTGCTGTAAACTATTGGTATGATGGATCTGGCACTGGTATTGGTACTGTCGGTAGTGTTGGTGTTGGAACTACAAACCCACAGACAACTCTGCAGGTTGGTGAGACTTATGGTGTAACATCATCTGGTGTTCTATCATTCACTGCTCAAGCCGGCATTGCATTTACTGCCAATTCATTTAATATCAACACTAACAATTTCAGAACTGCTGAATATACTTTCCACTTCACATATAATAATAGCATCCAGAGTAATAAACTGCTGGTGATGAACACTGGTGTTGGTGGAACAGCATATTCTCAAGAGTATGCAATTATGTTTAATAATAGTTTGTTGGTTAGTATTGGTGCAACTGTTTCTGGTAATGATCTTGAAGTGAGACTCACACCAGAAGTTGGTGTGAATGGTAATGTTACATATAGGTTTACTAGGGAGACGATGCTCTGATGCATACAGTAGGGACTCAGTTCGGACGTGTATTAGTTGTCAGTGATTTACCAGAAGATCATCCTCAGGCATACGTAGTTTGTGTCAACGATGCGGCAAACTGGCAACAGGTTCATGAATATATCACCGTAGAGAATGAGATAGATGGTATTCCTAACAGGAGAATACCATGTCTATCGGAATTGCAATGTTCCGACAAGAGATCTGTCTATGAAATGTCTCCTCAAGAGGCAGATGTACTTAGAGAGCATCCATTAGTTAAGTTTGTAGAGGTATCCACAGGACATAATTCTATTGCCGTCGAGCAGGCAAAGTGGGATCAAGAATTTGCACCAGATGCTTTTGCCGATAGATATAAGCAAGATGTTTTTAATTATCGATTAGCATATCAACCATCTTCTACTGAAGTAAATTACACACAGTGGGGTATCAATAGGCATCAATTCTCTAAGTGGGAAGATCTAAATGTTGGTGTACAATATAATACTAGAACAGATAGTCAATATAGTTTAGATGGTGAAGATGTTGATGTTGTCATCATGGACACTGGTGTTGCTTGGGGTCACCCAGACTTCCTTATTCCAGAGTTAGTTGGTATTGCCACTAATACTAAAGATGGAAGTAGAGTAAGAGATATTTTAATTCATGGTCAAGAAGATTATGGTATTAACTGGGCGCAGAATGGATTAGTTGCTCCAGGTACTGGTAATCTTGCAAACTATAATATTACTGGTGCTCTTGAGCATCGATACGGGGGAAATCCATCCAATGGTTATGTGAGTTGGCATGGATCACACTGTGCAGCAACTGCAGCAGGTAATCAATTTGGTGTTGCATTCAAGGCAAATATTTGGTCCATTGCATGTGTAGATAGGAGTGATCTTGGATGGGCTCAACCATCAGAAGGATTTGATTATATTAGAGTATGGCATAAACTTAAACCAGTTAATCCCAAAACAGGCAGAAAGAATCCAACTGTCTGCAGTATGAGTTGGGGACACAGACAATTCCTATACATCTATAACAATAGCAGTGCAACATATAGAGGAACAACATATCAAAGCACTCAATATTCATCTAATGTTCTTGCCATTTATTA